ATCGAAACGCCGAACCTGCGCTGGTTTGAGGAAACTGATCGCAAATGCCAATGCGGAAAGCGTGCGACTGGCATCCTGCGCGGTGATCGCAATGAAAGCTATGGGCCGCACTGCAAGGCTTGCGCTGACAAGCGGCTGAAATTGAGCGCCAAAGTTAGATCGGAGGCCACACCATGACCGCCACACCGAACACCGCCGCGCTGTTGGCCCTGTTGGCACGGGTGAATGAGGGGGATGTGTGATGGCGGTAACGGTTTTCCCCGGCCCCGCAATTCCAAAATCGCGGCGAGAATTGGCGCGATACCTGCATGAATTGGCCGACAACATCGCAGCCGATCTGGTTGAGATTGACCCATACGCGATGATTATCTGCCTGACAGGCCCAGTAAGGCACGAGGTGGTGCATACCGGATACGACTCGCAATATGCCCTGCGCGGCGCTGCTTGGGCTGTGCAGGCCGTTTTGACACCGGCATACCAGACGGCTGGCGGCAATATGCGATCCCGCGACAGGACTGAATATGGCGGGTTTTCACAGGCAAAGATTACGCCGATCATCGCAACCACCCGCAATGCCCCGCCCCCGAAACCGCAGGAGACGCCATGACGCCGCGACTTTATCATGCGATGTGGATTTTGATGATTTCCACCGCCGCAGCTTGCACGTTCATACTCATGCAACCGTTCCAGATACCTTCGGACCTTACGCCGCATGGATTTGATGAGTGCCGCCTAAGGAGAGGCGTTCCGATTGTTGAGCGTTATCCGTCACGCCTGATCGCCTGCATTGCGCGTGACGCCATCATAGATATGGACGCCCCATGAAACCCGCCTTCCGCCAAGTTGACCTCACCCGCGCCGTGCGTGGCGCTATCGCCGGGGGATTGCTATGACGCCTGAACCGACAAAAACGCCGCGGCGTAGGCAAACCCAAGCCGCCCTATCTCGCACGTTCAAGGCCGCGGTGGATTCCGGACTGCAATTCGGTGAAATCGTGATCGAAGGCGGGCGCATCCGAATCTTGCCAAAAGCGGAAACTGCGCCCAAAGCTGACGACAGGAAGCCTCAAGCATGGTGAAGCCGTTGAAAATCGACCTGCCCGGATTGCTGATTGAGCGCACGCGGGCGGGTGCGGTTTTCTATCGTGTCCGCACTGAGAAGGACAAGGCCAAGCGGATTGCGCTTTGCATCACCCCAGATCACCCGGCCTTCATGGAGCACTACCGCGCCGCACGGGCCGGGGTTCGCATGGAGAAGCCACAGGAAGCCCCAGAACGGGCCATTGAGCAAAGCCTAGGCTGGATTACCTATCAATTCGCGGACCACATGCAGGCGCGCGTTGCCGCGGGGCTGATGGATAGGCGGACGGCTCACCAGCGCGAACAGTTCTATGCCCGCCTGCGCGCCGAATATGGCGACAAGGCCATAGCCATGCCGCGGCACAAGCTGATTGAGTTCCGCGACGGCATGACCGCAACGCCGGGGGCCGCGGACAACATGATCAAGTCGGTGCGGGCGCTTTACGCTTGGGCCATCGACCGCGGGCTTGCGACGGAAAACCCCGCGACGAGCATCGGATCAATCAACCGCGGCACCGGGGCAACGCCTTGGACCGTTGACGAGTTGAAGGCTTTCCGCGGCAGGCACCCACTCGGCACAGTGCCACACCTCGCCCTGACCCTGTTTATGTTCACCGCCTGCCGCCTTGATGATGTGATCGGCATGGGCCGCGGCAACGAAGCCAAGCGGGATGGCGTGACGTTTTTGGAGTGGCAACCAGGCAAGCGCGGATCTGCCGCGGTATCTGTGCCGATTATGCCGCCACTGGCCCGCGCCATCGCAGCGCAAAAGGTCATAGGCCCAACCTACCTTCTATCGGGTTTGGGCAAGCCATTCGCCAGCGGTGCGGCTTTCGGCAACAAGTTCCGGGTGTGGGTTGATCAGGCGGGCTTGAAGGACCGCAGCCCGCACGGCATCCGAAAGGCCGCGGGGGAGTTGATCGCGCTAGAGGGTGCCAGCCAATATCACATCATGGCAGTTCACGGCCACACCCAAGCCAAGACGAGCGAGATTTACACCCGCGGCGTTGATAGGGCGAAGCTGGCGAATGAGGCGATGCAGATGCTTTCCGCGATGGATTGGTGATGGACACAGCTAAGCTAACCTATTGATTCATATGGGGCCATAAAACACTGCCGATGGACACTTTCCCGCATTTTCATTGGATAAATTGGATTGTGCCATGCCCTCCGGACCTACCACCATTCAAAATTGCTCAATGAAATCAGAAAAAGTGTCCATCATAATATGAGCGATGGACACGCTACGGAGAATCACCGCGGCTGAAACGCAAAAGCCCCCGCCTGTTACAGCGAGGGCCGGGTGAGCGCGCCCGTGCGTTGATATGGCCGAAGCCGCAGGGGGTGCACAGTCTGGCCCCGCTGATCTATCCGCGCTCTGGAGGATTGTGCGATATGGCGTAAAGCCAAGTACCGTTACAAATGAAAAACACAACCCACCAGAAAGCGGTTGCGCGGGTTGCCCGCCGCGCCGGGTTTGCCACGATGAGAACACCGCAGCGAGAGGCCCCCACCATAGCGCATATCAGCGCGCAGGGGAAGGTGTTGACAGATGGCATGAATAGGCGTAGCGTTTAGCCTCATAACGCGAAGGGGATCATAGAGCTCGACACTCTACCCCGGACTTGCCCGCACCTAGAAACAGGTCGCGGGTTTTGTCTTAACTATTTCCCCGTTGCCGCCCGGTAGATCGCCACCACGGGCAAGCACATCTCTCGCGCGGTTGGCATATCCTCGCCCGCCAAGGCACCCGCACATCGCCGCAATGGCGCGTCCAGCGCGTCGGCAAGCGCATCATCGCTTATTCTCAAACTCACGCAGCCGCCTAATGCGCTCACCGTCAGAAGCGCCAGTGCCAAGGTCCGCATTGTCTGTTGCCTCCCGTGTTTTATGATACCGCTGCAAGTTTTCAAGGTGCGCGTCGGCTTTGCCATTGTGCCGCCCTCGCTGATACAGCCCGACCATCGCTATGAGGCCGATCAGGTAGGGCCAAGCCTGCGAGAACAGCCACGCGGTCAACGCTTGATCCCCCAGCCCCGCCACACCGCGACCATCGCCAGCACGTTGCCGCTGCCGGACACCGCCGCCCTGATCGCATCATCAACGCGGAACGGGTAGAGGTCGAAGGTCATGCTCGCGCTATCCCATGCGCCCAGCTGCGCCAGTTGCAGCCCGGTTGCGCCGATGCCCGCGAGATAGATCAGCCAGCGAATTGCCGTGGGGGTCATAACTTTGCTCCTGTGATAGCGGCCAAGAGGCGCGCGAAGAATGATTTGTCGGCAGTTTGAGGCGCGGGACTGACGACAACGGGCTTTGGTGATAGCGGTGCATCTGGCAACATCCGCAGCGCCGTCTCGAACTCGCGCGCATATCCCGCAATCAGATCAGCCTTGTCAGTGCCGTTCACCACCCGACGAGCGCCGCGATAATCACCTGGCAGATAGTCGGAAAGTTTCTTGCCCGTGAACCATCCATTGCTACATCCGCGCACAAGGATTTGCGCCGCAATGGTTGGCTGCAATGCCAAGTCTGGCTTGTGTAGCAGATCCAGATTGAGCCACTCGCCAGCCTTGGCATAGTTGGCCCGCCCGGTCAGCTGCACATATCCACGCCCGCGATAGATATATCCGTCGCCATCCGCCTGCGGTGTGTTGCCGAGCGCCTTTGCTAGCTTGCCCGTGTCGTATTTCTCGAAATACTTGCGCCCGCCATATTCAGTAATCGGCTGCATGGTTTGATCTGTCTCATGTGCCGCCGTTGCCATGAGATAGGCCCGATGCGTGATCGACAAGCCTTCGGTGGCCGCAATCAATGCCTCGATCCCGTCAACCTGCTGCTGCGACAGGGTGCCATGAAACATGGGCCGAATGGATTTATAAAATTCGCTGCGGTTCATCGCTTGATCCTATCCTTGAGAATTTCCAGCATGGTCATGATAGCAGTCTGGCCTTCTATCAGGGCGTCTAGCTTTGCAATTGGATCACTGGGCTTTTCGGCTTTTGTCTGCGATCTATTGAACCACATAAAGAGAAAAACGCCAGCGACGGGGCCAAACGAGGCGACATATTCACCGATGGTCACAGTGCATTGCCTCCCAGAACATTCGGAAGAATATAGGGGCGAAAAACGTGGTGCAATGCAGTCCGATCACCATTTCCCCGCCCGTCGCAATTGCACTATACCCTAGGGCGAGATATTGCACAGTCTGAATACCAGCGCCTACCGCAATCATCCATTTTTTGACAGGATGCCGCAAGCCAATCCAGCACATAGCCGATCCGGCCATCATCGTCCCGGCCCACATTTCCGCCGGAAACATCAGCGCGAAATCACCAAACACCCGCGCTGAAAATGCCTCGCCGGATGTAACAGCCTCAATCCAAAACAGCGACCCTATCAGAACGATTGCAACCTGCATATGCGATAAGATTGGCTGAACCAGATATTCAGTCAGGCCATTAATCACGGCGGCGCGGCTCATCATTTCTTACGCCTCCAGATGCCAGCAAAGGCCACAGCTGAAAACGCGGCGATGCCAACTGCCATCAACACTCCTCGCCTCATCCATGCGGACAGGCCCAGAAACCCGCCGCACGCAACTGCAAAGGTATCAACGGCGGCATCCATAGGGCCAGCGCCGAAAGCCTGCACAGCGCCTTCCCATATGACCGCGTAGCACACGACGACAGCAAGCCATGAAAGCAAGCCCAGATCGTCGATATGATCGCCAGTAAGCCATTCCAGCGCCGCAGCGACAACAGCCACTAGCGCCAAGCCAATTAGCCCATGAGCAAGCAGAACAGCCGCCCATTCATACGCCCCGGCTTGCGCCTCTGGAATAGTCAGGCCTAAATTCATGCCTGCACGACCCCCTGATAGTATGTCGAAATCAGCCCGCGCAAGCTAGCCAGCTTTGCCGCGTTGCCACTGTCAAAGAAGTTTTCCGACCATGCCCCGCCCATATCCAGCCGACCAGAGAAGCTAGCACCGCCGCTGGCATTATAGCCCATCTGCATTTGCGTAATACCAGCCGCCTCGACTGTGCATGTGATCGTTTGCGGTGCCATGCCGTTATATTGGACAGTCAATTGCGATGTGCCATCGTAGCCCATGATCACGACGCCCCATTCATCGCCGTAGTGTGTGAATGTCGGGTATACCTCGCTGGACGTGCCATAGATGCCGCCAACCGTTCCAGCCGCGCGTAGGGTGATAAACGCCCGATCTGGGGCCGCAGCACCATAGCGGCCCAAGATACCTTGCAATGCCTTGGCTGGATTGTTGTTCGCCTTGAATACAGATACCAGTGTGAACGGCAGCGTGTAGTTGAACGACGCCGCGGCCATGTATGTGGTAAAGTCGTCAAGGAACAGCGCGGTGTTGCGGTTCAGATCGGCGTCAAAGACGACAGAGGGTTGACGCCCACCTGTTGCTTGAACCATCGGATTTGCTGCAACGGTGCGGCTGGAAATGGCGCTGATAAATCCGCCACTGGCGGTGATCCATTCATCGCGCACCATCCACAGCCCTGCGCATGATGTCAGGGCCGCGAGTTCAGTAGGAAGCATATGGCGATTGCGGACCTCTTGCGCGTATGGCGTGGCAACCGCTGGCCCTTTGATTGTAAACATGGTCGCCCCTTACAGAGTGATGATTTCGATGAATTCGCACAGCCAAAGATCAATCGGCTTGCGCGTGAATAGCCCATCATGATTGCCAGGCATTTTGATATTGCCCCAGCAAGCCGAATGGGTGCCTTGGCCTACCACCGCATCGGCTTGAGCAACCCCGCGCACCGAATAGCCCAATTCAACCGCCGTGACGCCAGCAAGGCTTCCTGTGATGGCAATAGTGATGGTGTTGGCGCTGGCGATAACTGGCGTTCCTAGTGTGATCGTCGCGCCGCCGGAGTTGTTGCGCAGGCTAAAGCCATAGCTACCCGCCGCCTCAATTGTGGTTGTGTCGATTGTCAGCCCAGACAAAGCCGCAGCGGGGGTATTCGTGGTGATCGTGATAGTGGTGCCGACAATGCTAATGTTTGTCCACCAAAGCGGCTGCCAAGACCCAATGCGCGGGTCATTAACGTAGGATTCAGCCAAGCCCATGGTTTCGCCCTTGCGGACATTGTGCATCGCCGTGCCGTGGATGGCCGATTGCCCAATGCTTTCCTGCAACAGCTTGTATGCATAGAACGGCCCTGCGAGCCAATCGCGGCCAGAGGCATTCGCCTTAGCCCATCGCAGCTGGTCATTCGGTTGCCAGCCCACAAAGGCTTCCTTGGACGCCGCAAAGCCTTGCGGCACAATCATGTGAACCTTGCCGCCGTCGGATGTTGGCAAGGCACGGGCATCAAGATCAGTGCGTCGGGCATTCAGGAAGTTGAAAAAGTTGCTATCATTGGCAGATTGCAGCACGCCTGCGCCGCCTTGGTCAAACGACTGAATGTCGCAATTCATCCGGCGCTGATGCCACTTTGCCCGCACATGCGCCCGCAATTGGTTGATTGCAATCGTGTCGTTTTCGTAGAATGTCCGCGTGTTGCCGACGACGATTTCAGCCGATACCGTGCCGCTTGTGCCTGCAAATGTCGTTCCGGGCGCGAGGAATTTACCCTCTGACTGCCCAGCCATGCCGCAGGTTAGGTTGATCAGGCCGGAACGTGGTGCGCGGTTTTGGCGCTTGGTGTGCTGTTGCTGCGCTGATGCGATATGCCCAATGCGGAAGAACCCTTTGTCAGTCGTGCCATCAAACCGCAAGAGCCGCAGCCCAACTACATCACCGCTCGCACCGCTTGCCGCATCGGTAGAGTATGCGCGCATGTGTGCAATACGGTTGTCGTATGGCACGCGCGGGGTAAAGTCGCCATCGGCCCGCACTTCGCATACATCAGCAGATCGCCATTGCTCCACTGATCGGCGGGTAGCGCCCGTGGTATCTTCATTGTCCAAGTCCACGGCATACCGCAGTTGCGTATTCCATGATTGACCATCCCGCAGCACAAGGCAGAATGTCATTGTATCTAGCATGGTCGGATCTAGTCCAACACTGTCGAGGTATTGGCGCATGATCACGCTGTCACCGTCCAGCAAGGCTTGCCAGAAAACGCCAGTATGCGTCACGCGGGTAAGCGCACCGGATGGCACGACGCCGGGGATTGAGCCTTTGCTATGCCCAATCACAAGGCTTTCCGGCCCGACTACGACGGATGTTTGGCCGTTTTCGTCAAGCTGGATGCCTTTATATTCGCTATCCTGCATTGTGACTTCAAATCCATCTGGGGGAGTTGCGACATATTCAACCCATGCAGCGCTTGCCGCAGCCATGTCAGCAGAGGCATCAGCCGCAGCCGCGCTTGCTTCTGCTGCCGCGACCCATTCAGCAATCGTGGTGGCATCGGTTGGATTAACAATCCCCGCCGCAAGCAGATCACCGAGTTCATACGGGCCACCAGCGGGCAGGGAAAACCGCGCGACGGTCAATTCTTTATCAACGCCGTTTACTGTGTCACGATAGCGCAGGATCGCGGCATAGGTTGACCCTTGCTGCAATCCTACGGTTGATTGCAAGGCGATGGAAAACGCGCCCCCGGAGTCCGCCACCACTTCCACATCACCCGGCGCGAAAATATCGCCGGATAACGTCCAGTCAGGCTGCGGAAATCGGAATAGCAGTCGACCAAGAAACGGGGTTCCGCCCGTCAGAGTTTCCAGATTGCCTGTGACTGTGATCAGACTGACCGCCATTTAGTGCCTCGCTGTTTTGTCGTGTTATATCATAACATAGTTTAGGCGGCTATCACTTCTCGCCGTAAACTAGGATTGAACCGCCGTCGAATGTGCCGCCTGCGAAAACGATGGATGTGGTGGCGGTGGAATAGCCTGTTACGGCCATGTAAACAGCGCCCAATTGCGAACCAGACCCGCCCCCAGCCCCTTCCACCGTCATAGACGTAGCAATGCCAGTGGATAGATTAAGCATGATTTCACCAGAGAACTGACCCGCACCGCCTGCTGTCACCATTGCCGCCGTTACCCGCTGAGAGGCCATCGTAATAAATGTAGACGATGCAGTAAACGACACCTGATTTAGCGAAATCCGAAGATACTTATAAGGCGTCAACACCAGCGAAGACAGCGTTTGCGTCGTGCCGCTGGTGGTTGTCAGCGTGCCAAGCAAAACAGTTGGAAGCAAATTTGAAGGCACGCTTGCATCTGCCTCGCCCATCGCCTTTGGGTTGTCCCGCAGCGCCCTACCCTGTTGCAACGTGATCGGCTTTTGATATGCGATAACCGCATCTGCTACGGCTGGGGCATTATATGCTGTCATTTTGTCACCTCAAAACCAGTTGCTATCAGGATCGCCGTTTGGCATACCCGGCGTTGCCTCATCGCCCCAGAAAGCCCCCGTTGCCCGCTGAGCATCGGTGGCGCTCATGTAGTCAGTCGGGGCCGTTGCATCATCAAGCCAATATGCAAATTTCCCATCAATCCGATAAGTCTCAGCGCGAAACTTCACCCGATCATCTGTATATTCAACGTAATTAACCTGCACAGGCTCGGCCAAGATTGCGCCATCTACATCTTCCAGCACATAGCTTTCAATCATAAGCCGCGAACCAAGTTGCACCGCCGCCCGGTCTTTTACGTCCAGAACGCCTGACACGATATTCGGCGGATTGGTATATCGCGCCAGCAATCGTTCTGTGATGATTGAGATTGACGCATCATTGCCAGCAAGGCCAAACCATCGCGTGAAGATTTCCTTATAGGCTTCCTGCCCATAAAGATTATCACTCACCGCCGCGATAGTCAGCTTGTCGAAATTCTTGCTGGAGAATGTGTCATCGGTCCAATCCCTGACCCCGTGATACATCCATAGCGCGGAAATTCGCTGATCTTCCCCGCGCCCAATGTTTGGCGTTCCCTCAATAATGCCATCATCATCAGTGACGGAATAATAGCTTTCCCCCGGCAACAGCGGCGCGTTGACCTTGAATTTGATTTCCTGATCAACAGGGTTCCACCAGATCAATACGCCCAATTGGCACAACTCGCCAATGAGTTGCTTTTTTCCTGTTGGCTTTGAAATGATCACCCGGCCCAGCGTCATGCCGGAATACCAAGTGTCGTTTTCAGTCTGCCAATCTGCGCTTGGGATGACCGCATCAAAGCTGGTGGTTTTATATTTCAGCACAGTTTCTGCGGCGGCATTGATGGAAAGCCCATCAAACACTGCGCACTCTTGAACCACATCGCCCGCCGTATGCGCTGCGGCTGTTGTGCCTTCCTGCGCCCGCACAATCGTCATCACATCAGACGCGCGGGTGAATGATACGATTTCTCGGCCAATGCGGACAAGACCAGATGCCGGATACTCCAGATCACCTACACCAGACGGGGTTAGCGTTAAGCTTGTCGCTCCAATGGTAATATCTGCTGCAAGCTTGCCCCGCGATGCGCTTGGGCAGACCGCCTTATCGTCGTCGGCAAGATCAAGAATATCCTTGGCCGTGATCGTCAGCCCGCCGCCAGCATCCGGCCCGTCCAGTTCAGCCATGACGTAATGCTCAGTCGGCATCGACGCTATCACATCACCGACATAGCCCCGCCTCACCCTTACATTCAGCCCCATGTAGTATGGGTAGCGCCGCCACATGCGCGCCAATGCTCTGCCCCGGCCTAGAGGGTCATAGCCGATGCCAGATGCCAGCGCCGCGCCGCTCACGCGCTCTGACTGGTATTTATCAAACCAAGTGTCGTTGTCCGCAAAGTCTTGCAGCTTGATCGTGACCCGCGCCCGCACCCCTAGTGCTGTTGATTTCGGATCAATGCCGGAGAGGTTCAACTCCCCTGGTCGGCTGGATACATCGGTCAAGCATGGGAAAAGCCCCGCAATATCCGGCAAGCCATCCTCATTGTAGGCGAATGTCGCAGTTTTCGTTTCTGCGCTGTAATTGGCCGGATCAGCGCAGGTGAAACGGCTGTTGTAGCACTTCGCCGCAGAGCCGCCATGAAAGGCCGTGACAGTAGCCGATGTTGTCGGCTTGTAGCCTGACATAGTTGCGCCGTCCTCGACCTGCACGCCCCAATAATATAGCCCCTGCACTGTGCCTGTGTATGTATCAGACCCGCCAGCGTTTAGGCGCACCTCGACGCCACCAGCCCCGCCCGCCGTGGCCGTTTTGCTAATCCAGCACCGATACCACCCCGCGCCAATTGCTTGGATGCCATAGCCCGTTGGCGTGCCTGTTGGCGTGCCAACCACAGCCCCCGCAGCTAGATCAAACTGCGCACGAACCGATGCCGTGAACGGTGCCGCCGGGAAAACCAGAACCAAGTTTGACAGCGTGTCAGCCTTGGCGAAAATCGACATGGTGTAAGGCTGACCAGCCGTGAAGGTGAAGGATCGGCTAATCCTGTGAATGCTCGATACAGCCGTGTCAGCAATCCTATCAGCAGTTGTGGCCCCAGATGGCGCGGCGGTCGCATCCGGCGTGACTGTGATTTGCAACTTGGTGAAATAGGCGTTGTCGATCTGCTCGGACCACAGCGAAAGGTTAGTGCGCGAGGTCTTGGCATCTAAGGACCCCGCGCATGGATAAATCCCAAACGTGCGCGAGCAATATGGCAAGTCCAATTGAGCCAGCGTCAGAGGTTTGCGGCCAAGTTCACCCATTTACGTAAACCCTCGCTGCAAACTTAATATTCATGAGGTCACGCGGACCTGTATTTTCCGGGCGGATCACATCACCAGAACGCGCGCAATAATGAAAATCGGCGGTGTATTTCATCGGACGCCATGCGAAGAAAAACCCTTTCCCTTCGCCAAACGATGTTTGAAACTCCAGCCATTCCGCAGACCTGATAAAAACAGCGTCTATATTTGAGATACTGGCTGCAATCGTGCTGCCCCGGCTGATCACACTGGACCCTAGCAACTGCGCCCCGACGCTGACATTTGATTGCAGTTGCACTTCTGTTGGGGTCAGCACTGGCGCAAAGCCCTGATAAAACCTGCGCGGAATAACCAATTCATCGCCAATGAATGCGATGCCAACGGATAGCAGATCGCCGGATGTCAGATCTTGGAATACAAAACGCCAATAGCGATGCGACCCGTCAGATGTGGAAAACCTAAACCCGATCGGCTTATTGTCAGTCGGAATGTTTGTCGCAGCAGTTGTCCAGCTTGACCCATCATCCGACCTTTGGAAAATGACGGTTGCGCCGAAGTCAAAAGCATTGTGCGCGGCAATGGCGGCAAATGTAACTGTGCGCGCGGTGCCGAAGTCAAACGACAGCACTGCGCTTGTGGTGGTCACATTCGGACGCCATTTATCATAGGTAGACCCTGTGACAGCATTGGCACGGTCGCCACCAGTCAATACCGCCGTTCCGCCAAGCGTGGCCGATGCCCCGGCGTTTGACCATGCCACGAAAGGATTATTCGTTAGACCTTGATCGGACAACTCAATGTCGCGCGCATCGGTGGTTTCAATAGCCATTATGAAGACCCCACATTCAAACGCCCGCCATCACCGAGCCAATCATTCAGCCCGCCCGCGATCATTCTGATGGTTTCTTGCGTCGGTTGGAAGCCTCCATAAAAATTGATATTGGCAGTTCTGGTTTCGACAGGACCAGCAACACCTCCAGCACTCGAACCGCTGCCACCACCTCCACCGCCTCCACCGCCGCCCCCAGCCGCTTGTGCAAGCCCCGTAGCCGCCACAAGGCCAGCTTGTATCTTGCCCATCAGACCAATCTTAGCCGCCGCAGCAGCGCCCGCTACTGGGCCAAGTTCAGCATAGGCGCGCATTTGAGCCGCCGCTGTGTTTTGGATAATCTCGGCAATCCGCAAGCCCTTATTCAAGGCAATGGCCGCAATTGCCGCCGCCTTGGATTTCCCGGCAAACATGCTCAACAGCCCTTCAAGTTCGCCATACATCCCGCGCGATGCTTGACGCACCATTTCGGACTCTTGTTCCTTGATCATCGCCATCTGATTAGCGTGCTGCAATTCCGATGTTTCCATCATCGCGGCATATTCTTGCTGTGTGATCAGCCGTTGATCAAGCGCCGCCATGAGGGTTTCTTGCTGCCGCGCGAAGCTGTCGATCTGCGCCTGCTCTTGCGTGGCGAGTGTAGTTCTAAGCGCCTCAAGATCGGCAACGAGCGGGTTTACTCCTCCACCTCCACCTCCCCCACCGCCACCGCCCATGTCTGTGGTATCGCCCAAATCCATAGGCCGCTGTCCGGGGCGAGGGCTTGTAGATGGCGCAAGACTTTCCGCAGCAGCCTTTGCCGCCGCCGCATCCCATAGCTTTGTCGCAAGGGCGGCGGCATCACCAATCGCGCCCGCAAGCCATCCGCCACTTGGCGCGCTGGCAACGAGGGCAGTCATTGCATTCTTGGCGTCTAGAATTTCCCTGACAACATCGGAAACGGCCTTGCGTGATGCTTCAACTTTGGCCTTGGCCAGTTCTAGTTCCTTGCGCGATGCCCGATATGCATCAAGCTGTTTCTGAATATCGGCAATCATTGCCTCATTTAGGCGCTTTTGGTTGGCTGTTTGAGCAAGCGCTTTACCAAGACCTGTCGCCAATTCAGCATCAAGCTGAATGCGCCTCTCAATCAGGCGGTTCATTTCTTGGACAAGCAAAACCTCCTCTTGATCAATGCCAAGAGTAATTGCCGCAGCCTGCAATCTGAACGCTTCTGTTGCCGCCGCAAGCTCCTTTGTAGCATCAGCTAAGGCCGCTGCTTTTTCGCTGGTGTCGCTAAATGCGGAAACAAGGACCGGCAACGCAATACCAGCCAGCAAACCAGCCGCAGCCCCTACCGCGCCGAATGCCAAGCCAATATCCGGCAACTGGATAGCAAGGGCTTGGGTGAATTGCCCGGTCGCCATGGTCTGCTGTCCGACTTGGGAAAGCTGTTGCGCCATGCCGCGCATGACGTTGGAGTTATTACCAGCGGCCCTTGCCGTATTACCAAGACCCGCAGCAAGTTGTGTGGTGCCGACATTCGCGCGCGTTGCCGCTGCCTCGACCTTGCCAAGCTCAGTCGTCGCAACGCCAACAGCCGCTTTCAGGTCGCCAGCATCGCCCGTGATCTTGATATTCAGCGCGCTAAGTTCGGTCATTCATCTTTTCCTTGTGCAACCGCCGCGCCTTATCCCATTCGGCCTTGCTAAACCCGCCGCCTGACTTTGCCTTGCCCCCACCGTCTGCAATTTCCTGCATCCGTCGCTGTTCTACAACCTTGGCATCAAACTCTACCCACCAGTCATAAATCGGCAACCCCCAGAACTCGCTTGGCTGGATTTCCCAAGATCGGGCGGCTTGATACGCGGAACGCTCAAACGCCGCCCATGTTATTCCCCCGGCTGTTCCTTACCCTCGCCGCTTTCGTCTGGCGTCTCTTGGTTTCGCGGCGTGACAATCAAAGCCAGATAATCAGATGCAACCGACTTCCCCACCAGCAGCCCAGCCTCGAAAACAGCCTCTTGGATTTGCGCCAATGTTGCCTTTTCACCCGCAGCCTTTGCGCCGATGTGGATGATCACAGGGACATTCTCGACCGTGAACGAGAACTTCGGATGATAGACTTGCCCAACCTGACCCATCATGGCCTCAAGTGCCGCCTCTCGCGCGATGGCTAGAGGATCGGCAACCTGTTTGGCAATGTCACGGGCGGCACCAAATGTTGCAGCCAATTCCAACCGCAAGCCGCCGAATTCCGCTGTCATACTACGCATTAGGTGCCAGCCGTGTAAGTGACCGGGCCAGTCGACATGAACGCAGCGGTGAATTCAACCGCGCCATCATGCTCGCCCGTTTGCTCGAAGCTGGAAACAAGGAAAGACCCTGCCAGCGTGCCAGTGGTGGTTGGCAGTTGAATGGTTACAGTTGCCGACGCAACATTTGCCGCCATGATCGCCGCGATCAAGACTTGATCCGATGAAATGCCGCCAGCCGTTACCTCTAGGCTGCGAAGCCCCGGATCGGCAAGCAATACGCGCCATCCATCATCATCATCGGTCGTCACGTCCACATAATCATTCGTGACGGTATAGCCTTTGGTTCGAACACCGACGAGCGTTGTAGTTGCGTAATCAATCGTTAGCGCGCGACCGTTTGCTGCCATTTTAAGACCCCTTCTGAATGGTCAATCTGTATCGTTGTATTCCGTGCTTTGTGACCCCATCAGGATCGTCCATCGTCTCGGAAAACTCATGCAGGCAATCTAACACAGAGTAACCTGTTTTGGAAAGCGCGGCGCGGTTTAGCCGATCATAAGCCGCCTGCATGATGGTTTTAACCTGATTGAACCCTTCGGCGCGTGACCAGAAATGCAGCGTCACGGTGATTTCACCGCCAACCTGATCATCTGTATCAAACGGTGCAGATGTGTCATTGCCGATCACGACATAGGGAAAGGTTGTTGCGGGCGCACCCTCTGGCAAGAATGGCGCGGTATCAAACAAATTTGCGCCACCGATATTTCCGGTCAGTCGGTCGAAAATGATCTGTTGTGCGATGTTGAGAAAACTCATTTTGTCAGTGCCTCAATTCGCAACTTCATTTCCTTTTCTACCCCGATCTTGGCCCGCTCGAATGATGGCAACAGCCACGGGCGCGCGGCCATGCTAGATGTGCCGAACTCCAGCCATGCGCCGTATTTAACCGCCGTGCCGACCTCGCCAACAATAGCCGACGCCGTGGGAAGGATCATTCGCACCGATGATGCAAGCCGACCCGTATCAGTCGCAGGATATGCCCCCGGCGCAGATGCTTGATGCGTGCGGCGCGGATTATATTTTTCATAGACGCGACCGCCACCGCCAGCAGCCATGCCTTGAACAGCGTATGCGTGCGTGTCTGTGACAATATCCGTGATAGCCTCAACAACCACGTCATCAGCATTGGCCCCCAGCGCTTTAAGCTGCGCCACCAGTTGCGCCATGCCCTCAAGTTTAATGCCGATGGTGGTCATGACGCCACCCCATCGCTCAGCCGCCAATCCAGCCAATTCGCCATGCTGTCAGGGTCTACAACCCCAAGCACCGCGTATTCCTTGCCCTTCCAGATCACACGCTGCGCAGCCGATGCCCCAGCGAAATACCGCGTCACCATTTTCAGGGTGTTGCCCGGAACCTGCCGCATAAAGCCCCACTTCTCGCCGCCCGGTGCCGCCGTAATCATCGCGCGCGCGTTAGATCCTAACAACACAGCCCATCCCACGGTAAACCCGCCCTGCCCGTCTTGCGTGCGTGTTCTGGCCTCA